TGTGAGTTCAGCGAACAAACCCCAAACGGAGTCCCTACTAGGGACTAGCCGTTTAGGGCCGGTGAATATTGCAGGTACCGTCAAATAGCCTATCCTCAATTGAGGCTCTAGGCGACTCAACGTTGAGCGCGAAAGCGCCTGCGTAAAAAGAAGAGGTCCTGAGAATCTATTCGAAGAAATTCGAATAGATTCCCAGCGTTTACCGCTTTCGGAGGGAGATATACGTTATATATATCTTCTTGCGAACGTGGTTCACCTCGATAAACAACTTCATCGAAATAGGGCCGGTCAACCGGCGCTATATCGGTGGAAAGTAAAAAGGTGTCAATGCTTCCTTGATCAATCTCAATTTGAGTGTTGATCTCGGGAGCAATGGCTTCCTTGACATGCTTGAAAACGGCCGATTCGGACATTTCGAACACGTCAAGCCAGTGTTCGATAGATATTCGAGCAATAGTCTTATTTAAGACTTTGTTCTTAATCCGTCGATACAGCTTAACGTCGTTCGAAACGATCACGAAAAGGTCCTTTTCGGATCTTTCTGCTGCGATCATTAAAATCGGATCGTCTTCAATTACCTCAGTAGGAGGTAAATCGAAGTCCATCCCATTTATGATCTTTACATAATTGTCTTTAAACCATTGTTCCAAACTGTCCAATGCCCTTTCAAATGGGGTATCGGAAAGTGGGGAAGAATGTTTAAAGCGATCTAAAAATGGATAATCGATATCCACTCGCAGGGGGTCACTTTCGTGCAGTTTTGTTAAGATTGAAGAGGGATATAAATCCTCTTCTAAATCGAAACGGAGCTGCCAAGGTGACTCCTTGTAGTGGGCCGAGAAATCGGTCACAATAGAGAGGGTTTCCTCTCTAGTGTGATCGGTTATCTCGATCGACATTGACTTTATCACTTCGAAGAGGTCGGCGACGACCACTCCGGAGGATAAAGCCTCCAATCTCTTTGAATAGAGATACTGTTTACCAACCTGGGACTCAAGGATGAGTCTCCGGTTGGTAACCAGTCTCTCGATAACGTTAGGGGGAAACAGTTTCCACTGTTCCTTGCGCACCAAGACGTACTCCTTAATCGGATCATTTTCCGGTATAGTAAGTACTTCTAGGTACGCTTGGTTTTTAAAGTGTTTCTCGTGAGAAACACTTTTCCCTCTAATGGCAGTAATAAGCCTATCGTTGTCTAGGATCTCCTTCATAGCGTGGGTCGCGATCATACGCGGCCAACGTCGTTGGGAGAACAAGGCGTTCGTCCAAGATTTTGGTTCCCATCCTGTGGGAGCCTTACCTTGTCCGAAAACTTGTCTTGGAAGATAGACCGGTTCCGGTCTATCTTTCAATCCTAGACACACGTCTTGGAGCGCCGACGCGACTGAATAAAGATTATTCAGTCGCATCGACGAATCCTTGGCGAGATATTCCATATCCTTCCCAAGCAAAGTGTATTTGCCTTGGGGGTCAGAGCTATAATCTTCCCTATCCTTCTTCGTATCCAAGATTAATCGAATCTTGGGAACGTCGAGGTAAGGGGAGAGCCTAGAATCTTTAAGCTTAACCGCATTGTTTACGGTTGCAAATCGATTCTGGGGGATGCGAAACCACTCTTCACAGTACGTGGCCCAGTCACTTGTGATGGCCATGTCCAGCGAAGAGTTTTTGTATCCTAATATCTCTGCACCTTGCAGGAAATATTTGAAATAAAGTCTACCAATGTCTCCAGTGGAGATTCTTACACCATCGTCGCCGTTTCCGGCGCCGAAGGCAAAGTATTCTCGACTGGAGACCCATTGGTCCCACAATACGGGGTGTTCCTTCAAAAGAAGGGACTCCGCGTAAATGTGGCATATAGGATGAGCACTCGAAAGGCACGTTTTAGTGATAGGGTCCCCCATGGGGATCCCATTCACCAATGTTCCAATTTCGAGTTTCTTACCCTTTATGGACCTATATAATTGCTTCTCACCGACCCAGACCCCGAGTACCTTTTCAAGTATCTCCGGGTCTAGGTCGGTTTTGGCTAGGAGAGAGCCAATTAACATCCTTCCCATTGCGTGGGTAGGATTGTCAGTTGCTTTCTCCCAGTCGAAGCTCATAATTAACGGATCTCGAGCGAAGAGAGGAAGACCTCTCTTCGGATCAAGATGCGTTATTTTACTAGCAAATGTCCAACCTAACCGACCAGCCTGAAATGAATCTTTCAGTTCTGATTGGTTTTTGCACATTTCGATAGTCATGTGTGAGAAAGGTTGTAACAATGCGTCCTTGTAAAAGGACCCACTTGTTACAACCCTTGCTTTCCCATTCTCTCGGATAGCGGCTACATTGACTTTATCTATAGTAGATATAGTCTTTGTAGCCTCTTCCAAAGAATCTCTGAAAACAAGCGTCCCAGTCTCTCCTCCCTTTCCATGAATGGAAAGAGGGGGAGGCGGAGGGTAAAGATTAAGTCCGATCAGTTTCTTTAACTGACCGAACTTACCTTCTTTACTCTGTCCGTTTTCAAAACACGCCGAGGTGGAAATCGAAATTTTGAATTTCGATGTCCGCCCGCGTGCATTGAGGACGACGTCGCTCGTATATTTGTCAATAGCG